TCTACTACACTAACGCTCGTGCTGAAGCATCTTTCGATACCAAGATTGCTGCAGCAGATACTGATGATTTGTCTGAAGGTTCTACTAACCTCTACTTTACTAATGCTCGCGCTGATGCTCGAATCGCTGCAGCGACTACAAGTGATCTGACGGAAGGTACAAATCTGTACTTCACCAATGCTCGTGCTGATGCTCGTATTGCAGCAGCAACTACTGATGATCTGTCCGAAGGTTCTACCAACCTTTACTATACAGATGCTCGTGCTAACGCTCGTGTTGCTGCAGCGACTGGTGCAAACCTCGATCTTTCTAGCAAGTCCACTTCTGATTTGTCGGAAGGAACTAATCAGTATTACACCGAGGCAAGAGTTCAGGCAAAACTGGACAATGCGTTTGAACAACTTAGAGCGATGCTCAACAACCTTGCTACCACCACCACTTTGGTTCTGAATCTGTCTGGTGATCCTACTCCTGGTGATGTAACTGCATTCGACAATGCTTCTTTGTCTGGTGGTACAGGATACAACACCGCAACTGGTGTTGCTACTACATCTAGTGGCAGCGGCACAGGTTTGACAGTAGACATTACTGCATCTGGTGGTGTTGTTACTGCCGTTGCAATCAATGGTGACGGTTCTGGTTATGTCGTTGGTGAGACTATCACTATTGCTGGTGGTACTACAGACGCAACTATTGATGTCTCTGCTGTCGTTGAGATGGCAGTTGGTGATACCGTCACTGGCAGCACCTCTGGCACTACAGGTGTTATTACTGCTGTTGGTGCAACTTCGGTAACTGTAGACAACGTTGATGGATTCTTCAAGAAGACTGAGACTGTTTCTGCAGGTGATGTTTCCACACTTACTATCTCCTCATTCGCTTGATAACAAATGTCAGCAACTAGACCCGCAACTAAAACCGAACTAAGAGATTATGCTCTTCGTCGTTTAGGATATCCCACGATTGACATCAACGTTGCCACCGAGCAACTAGATGACTTGATTGAAGAGGCTATTGATTACTATCAAGAGTATCATTACAACGGTAGTTACAAAGCATTCATCAAAATTGAAGTGACGGATGCAATCATAACTGCCGCTAAAGCAACTTCTCAGATTGGTTCTACAGCATGGTATGAAGATACTCAATATGTTTCTCTCCCTCCTAATGTGATGGGAGTTAATCGTGTATTCAGTCAGATTGGTGCTTCAAGTGTTGTCCCTGGCAACATCTTCAATATCAAGTATCAAATTTTCTTGAATGATATCTATGCAATGACTCACGGTCATATTTTGCACTATTATATGACATCGCAGTATCTTGAAACGTTGGATTGGGTCACCAACAATAATGCGAATCGTAGAGTTAGATTTAACGAGCACCAAGGTAGACTCTATCTTGACTTTGACTGGGATGAATTACAAGCGGGCGATTTCCTCCTGATCGAAGTTCTGATGCGTCAGGACCCTGAGACTTATACATCCATGTATAACGACAACTGGATGAAGGACTATGTTGAAGCATTATTCCAGCAGCAGTGGGGTCGTAACCTAAGTAAGTATGACGGCATTCA